TCGAACGTTACTCGGCTGAGAACCATCTCTGTAAAGAGAAAATTCTCAGCAGCCTACGTGTACCATGTACCTGTAGGTGACCAGAAAACGGTAGCTGCAGCCCGTAAGGCGCTGCAACTCCGAACACAATATGGTTTAGGTGTGGACCCGAACCTATTGTGGGAATTAACTCCCTGGTCATGGATGATTGATTGGTTTTTGCCGATAGGTGATACTATCAATGCAATTACCGATCATGTCCTAGGCAACACCGTCCTACCGTGGGCGTATATATCAGAACACTACCAAGTGACGGATATATACACACGTCCCGCGGCCGTCTGTAAAGACGGGATGGGTGTGGACTCTCTGCAAGTCGTTTACGACTTTAAGCGGCGAGTCTCTGCTAGTCCTTTCGGATTTGGCCTTGATTGGGATGGCTTTACGCCAAAACAACTAGGTCTACTGGCGGCTATTGGGGTGACCCGATAGTCCAACCAGGAATCCTCCTGCATCTTAGATGTGGGAACAAAATGAGCTGGGTGACTTACCTTGCCCATTTCATATGGCGGCAGAAGCCGTCAACATCCAAGAAAGTGATTTCCCATGTTCGCAGAACCTTATCCAATTACCGTTTCGGCTGTTACTCGCGACCTTTGGCGCGTGGGTACAGGAGACAACTCAGGGTCCTTTAAGGACATAGCTGGGTCGACCCTGGCCGCTTTCTCGCATACCTATGGTAAGCGATCGCGGCACAACGCACGGTTCACGGACATCAAGACCACCGCGGATCCTCTAGTGACTGGTTCAAATTTCATCGCAATGATGGGTATGAACCTGACCTTCGATCTTCCGCCGGTTGGTTACACCGCTGCAGAGGCGCAAGCCTTTATCACCGGTTGTTTTACGTCCCTTACAGCATCGTCAGGAGCTAATATCGCTAAAATTCTTAGCGGTCAGAGCTAAACCGTCGATGTCTGCGTGTATTCCTTTCTTTATTGATTGGGACTGGACGTGACTTGATGTGGTTCATTTGCGGCATGGGGCAGGAAATCGCTTACCTCTTTTAGTAAGGGGCAGCGATGAAAAGCCTGATGTTGCTTTCGTTGGAAGTCACCAAAGAACTTGGTGACATTGTGAGTGCTAGCACCATCCGTGATTGTAAAACGATCACGGATCGGTTCGAACAGGAAGGGTCGTCGTTTTTGACGATAACCTTGCCCACCTTCACAAAAGGTCTCGAAAGAGCTCTCAGTGTTGGTACGGTAGACTGCAACATGTTTCCCGGTTTCGGGTTTCATGCAGGTCTCCCCCGATTCCTCGGAGGTTTCCTCAGTCAAGTGTTCGACCGTAGTACTGGTGTGTTACTCGATATACCTAACCCAGAAGCCATTCGCGCTGTGCGACAGATTTGTTCGTTGCACAGTAAGATTGAGCTCAAGGCCTCTCCTGTGAGGGAGAAAAGGGCTTTGAAAGGGTATGTCGAGACTGACATCCAAGTTAACGCATCTGATGCGGATCGTACTGATCCCATGATGGCAGAATTTGCCTATTACAGTGCGTTGCTTTACCGTGAGATGTTCCTTAACATCGAGGAATCGATGCAACGGAATGTACCACTCACACCAAAGCACGGGCCCGGAAAGACAGCGGACAAACTTCAAGGTAACGCGAAGTTTGACAATCGTGTCTGGACGGATCGTCTGGAAGCAATCTTCCCTGCGGGGGAGTACCTGCTTCCGGGTTTTCATTACTCGCAAGAGTTTGAAACCGTTACTTGGTTGGCGCCTGGAGAAGAGTTGCCTGCAAAGGTAACTCTTGTTCCTAAAACGCCCAAAACGCCACGCATTATTGCTATCGAGCCGACCCATATGCAGTATATGCAACAGGGTCTGCTACGCTGTTTTGTGGAATGGATCGAAGGGGATCACATCCTT